TTTTTTAGTATGTACGAAAAAGGAAATGGTGCAGTTGCAGAACGTCAGCGTCTAATGAACATTGCGCTTGATAATGAAAAAGAGATGATGCGATTGGATATGAAGGCATCAACTATGCGTCAAGAAGATTTTATTCTTGAACGTGAGCAAATGCAGATTAGACAACAATTAACGGCGAATCTTGAAGAACTTGATGCACGCAGGGATTTAACTACAACAGCCCGAGCAGAAGCGGAAGCCCGTGAAGTTGCATTGGCAGAAAAATCTTTAGCAATTTCTCGTGAAAAATATCAATTAACTTTAAATTTACGCCAAGGCACGTACGAAGAAGGCTTTACTAAACAAGCGACTCGATTCTTGCGTGATATGCCGACAGAATTAGAACAAGGTGCAAAAGCGTTTGAATCAGTAATGGGCAATATGGAATCGGCTATTGATAGGTTTGTACGTACTGGCAAACTTGGATTTAAAGACCTTGCCAAAAGTATTATCCAAGACATGATTGCCATGCAGATGAAAGCGGCGGCATCTAATTTTTTAAGTTCGCTGTTTGGGTCAATGTTTGGTATGCGTGCAAACCCTTATCAACCAGCGGCAATGACAGGCGTTCCCGGATATGCTGATGGTGGTTCCCCTGCGGTGGGTCAAGCAAGCATTGTGGGTGAACGTGGACCTGAATTATTTGTGCCACGGACAGCAGGAAATATTATTCCAAACCATGCTTTAAGCGGTATGGGTGGCACAACAAACGTAACCAACAATTACATTAACGCTATTGATACCAAATCATTTGAAGAACGCTTATACGGAAGTTCAAACGCAATTTGGGCGGCAAATCAGTACGCTAATAAATCATTGGCGGTGAACAGGGGTCGAGCATGAGTTTTCAAACCATCTTTGAAATACAACAATCAATGACGGTTAACAACCGCCGTATGGTTGGACAACAAGTAGCACGAAGTGGCTACATTACTGTGGCGCAATATCTGACAGCAGTACCTTGGGTGTTTACGATACAACCTCATGCGTATTTATATTACCCGCAAGTTCGTGCAATCATTCAGGCGATTGACAATAAAGATCGCCAACTATCTGAAACCATTGTGATGACCAGTTCCAATCTGTCTTGGTTTACCACGATGCAAGGAACTGCAACAGCGGCTACTCTTAATGGCGCACCAACGGCTAATACACAAACGCTTGCGCTTACGTCTAACGGCACGTTTAAGGCCGGTGATTTTATTATGATTAACGGATATACATACAAGATTACGGCTGATTCTGCCGGCTCGTCTGTAGGTATTCACCGACCTTTGATTGGCACACCATCATCAGGCACAACTGTTTACATTGGGAATCAATGCACGTTTACAGTTGTTGCTGAAGCCTGTCCAACATATACTTTAAACCCAATGACCAACGGAGCATTTGTGCAATGGGATGCGCCATTTGTTTTTAGAGAGTACATCACATGACAACCATTAACGCTGTTACAGGCTCGCAGATTAACCATGCTGAATTTGTAAAATTAACTGTTGGCACAGCCGCTACGGTTTACACATTTTGCAACGCCGCCGCACCTATCACCGTTGGTGGTATTACTTTTTCTAATCTTGGTGCTTTGCTTAATGTTGGTGATGTTCAGCGCGACATTAAGGCAACATCGGATGACATGACCATTGCATTGACGGGAATTGACCCAACCAATGTAGGCATCATCTTAGGTAATGATATTAAAGGTTCTTTGGTAGAAGTATGGCGCGGGTTCTTTGACAGTAACAACCAAATCATTACAACGCCTACAACGCAATTTTTTAAACGCTATCAAGGTATCATTAATAGCGTTTCTATTACCGAAGATTTTAATAGCGAAGCGCGTACACGCATTGCAACTTGTTCTATTTCTTGTTCATCAATGCGCCGCATTTTGGAAAATAGATTGTCTGGCGTAAAAACCAATCAAAACAATTGGCAATTTATTTATGCGGGCGATACATCAATGAACCGCGTAAGTGAAATTTCAAACACATTCTTTGATTTTGGTTCGCCGCCATTGACACAAACACAAGCAAGCGAAACAACTGTAACAATGGATGGCGGTGGTGGTGGTGGAGTTGGTGACGGCCCATGATAAGACCCGCGACAAGATACGATATACCTAGACTGTTAGAAATTGTGGAGGCATACGCCTATGAAAACCCTATTAAAAAACTTGGTGAATCGCATAATCACTTTCCCCGCTATGTTGAAGAACTATTGTTTAGCATCATTCAAGGGCGTGGGTTTATTTATATCGATTCGCATCTCAGGGGCGCGATTGTGGCTTATAAAAGTTCTAACATTTGGTCGCCCAAAGTAAAAGAATTAAACGAACTATTGTGGTGGGTAGAACCCGAACATCGCAATGGCACGGTTGGCGGTAGGCTTTGGAAAGCGTTTGATGAACGCGCAAAGGAAATGCTAAAAGCGGGTGATGTAGATTTTGTTTGCACTTCAATTTCTGCTAACGGCCCGTTGATTGATTACACGCGCAGGGGATACAAATCCCTTAGTGCAACTTTTGTTAGGGAATAAAAAATGGTTGCAACTTTAATTGCGTACACAGCAACAACATTGTCAATAAGTTATGTCGCGGCAACTTTTGTTGTTAATTTTGCCTTATCGCTAATTGTTACCCGCCTCTTTGCTGAAAATCCCGAACAACAACAAGACATGGGCGTTAGGCAACAAGTACCGCCAAGCGCAGTAAATGCTATTCCTATTGTGTACGGCAATGCCTACATGGGCGGCACATTCGTTGATGCGGTTCTGACAACTGACCAAAAAACAATGTACTATGTTTTGGCTATTTCTAGCATTAGCCCTAATGGTCAATTTACATTTGATACCGCCGATATGTATTACGGCGATAGAAAAATTACTTTTGATGGTTCAGATTTAACTAAAGTTGTTAGCCTTACCGATGAAGCGGGAAATGTAGATACAAAGATTAGCGGCTATCTTTATATCAATCTTTATAAATCTACAACGGGCGGCACTATTACATCCGCTAACGGCGCATCCGCACCTAGTACAGTTATGGGCGGTTCTGACATTGCCGTTGGTCAGCGTTGGACAGGAACGCGGCAGATGAACGGTTTGGGTTTTGCAATTGTTAAATTGATTTACAACCGCGATGCCGATACGACACAACTAAACCCAATCACTTTTAAAGTAGCGCATACGCTAAACGGAACGGGCGTAGCCAAAGCGGGCGATGTTTGGTATGACTACATGACCAACGCGGTTTATGGCGGCGCAGTAGATGCGGCGTTTGTAAATAGCACAAGCGCAACCGCATTAAACGCGTATGGCGACCAAAACATTACATTTACAAATAGTAGCGGCGCACCATCTACGCAACCGCGCTACCGCATTAACGGTGTATTAGATGCAGGGCAATCGGTTCTTTCCAATGTTGACCGCATTGTTTCTGCTTGCGATTCTTGGATGACATACAACGCCGCATTAGGTCAATGGTCGGTAGTAATTAACAAAGCAGAATCAACGGCGTATGCTTTTAACGACAACAACATCATTGGAGAAATTCGCGTTAGCGCAACCGACATTACAAGTTCAATTAACCAAGTTGAAGCGCGATTCCCATTTAAAGAAAACCGCGACCAAGCCGCATTTGTAAACATTGAAACGCCTAGCGGTTTACTGTATCCCAACGAACCCGTTAACAAGTATTCAATTACTTATGACTTGGTTAACGATTCGGTACAAGCAAATTACCTTGCTAATCGTTTATTAGAACAAGCCCGCGAAGATTTAATTGTAGGCTTTACCACTACATATTACGGCATCCAAGTTGATGCGGGCGATGTAGTTAGCGTTACCAATGCTGATTACGGTTGGAACGCAAAACTTTTCCGCGTGATGAAGGTTAACGAAGCATCTTTACCCGATGGTTCATTAGGCGCAAGATTGGAAATGTCAGAGTACAACGCACAAGTTTATGATGACCAAGACATAACGCAATTTACGCCCATACCTAATTCGGGGTTGGCATCGGTAAGTTATTTTTCACCATTAGCCGCGCCTACGGTTACGGGATTTCCAAGCGCGACAATTCCCTATATCGATGTTCAAGTTTTTGTGCCAACAACAGGGCGCGTAACTTTTGCTAATTTGTTTTGGACTACAAGCGCAACGCCATCAGCATCGGATTGGAAATTAGTTTCTAGCGCATCAACAACTAACGGTCAACCCGTTACCAATAATACCTATTACACTTTTGCAAACATCACGCTAAACACGGGTACTTATTACTTTGCTTACATGGTTGGAAATGATGTAACAAATTCAATATTAAGCCCAATTAGCGCGGCATTGGTTTGGAATCCCGTGGCGGGCGCAGGGCCTACGGGCGCAACAGGGCCAACGGGTCAAAGTATTACAGGGCCTACAGGGGATTTAGGACCTACAGGGCCTACAGGAACAGGAACAACAGGTCCAACTGGACAAGCGGGCTTGCAAGTAGCCCGACCCGCCGTTTATCAATGGGCATTGTCAACGCCTAGCATTTCAGGTTCATCTACTTATACATGGGCAAGCGGCGCATACACCGCGCCTAGTGGATGGGCAACAACAATTACCGCCGCACCAAGCGCGGGGTTTATTCTTTACACGGCAACGGTTACTGTTACTGATGTTGCAACCGCAACAAGTACATTTTTTAGTTGGACAGGCGCAAGCATTGTTGTTTCAGGTTATGCGGGTACTAACGGTGCAACAGGACCTACGGGCGGCGCGGGCGTAACAGGTCCTACTGGCGGTGCGGGTGCATCAGCACGAATTATGTATGCGCGTATTGCAAGCAATCCAACGCCCGTATCAGGAACGGTAACGGTTGCGGGTGATAACCGACCAAGCGGCGCACAAGGTAGCGCGGTATGGGGTGCATCGTTTAATGTGACATGGTATGCAAATGACCCCGACCCATCTAGCAACAATTCGTTATACCAAGCGGATGGCATTTATAACGGTTCTACAACTTCTTGGTCAACGCCCTACATTTCAGCATTGAAAGTTGGTGCGCTATCTGCGGTTTCTACTAATACAGGTAGCCTAACAATTAGCGGAACTTTGCAATCTAATACTGCGGCAATCAGCGGTACAACCATGACGGGTTCAGGCGGTGTACTTTATTCAACTGGTAACTTTGCATTTGGTGATTCAACTTCAAACATTACTTACAACGGTACTGCAATCAACATCAATGGTTTGGCAAATTTTTCATCAAGTAATTTTACATCTCCATCAGACATTACCGCTAACACATCAACGCCTTTTTCTCTTTTCACATTTAGCAAAAAAAATGCTACTACTGGCACAATATCAGTAAGCACATCATTTGAATTTCTTACAAGTTTGGCAAATTCAGATTCATTTACATTGTTTGTATATTTAGTGTTAACTGGAAATAATGGATGGACAGGTACACCCGCATATCAAAAAATTCAAGCCGTTTTAGGTCCTACGGCAAGAGTTCTTAGACAAGGCGGCTCACCGTTGACATTTGTATATCAATTTAATACAAATGATTGGGGTAGTGGTGCGGCAAATGCAACAACTATTACGGCGGGAATTACCTACGCGGCGGCAATATACGATAGTAGCGGTACGCTTTTATCATCTAGTCCCGCATCATGGCAACTTCTTACATTAGGTTCAAATAATGCGTTTTATCAACCATTGTTAGGAAGTTAAACAATGACAACTTATGTTCAATATGAAACTGCAACTGGTGAAATTATTGCATCAGGTGTTACTAATACAGATGTTTTGCCGTTTGTTGTTTTAGAAGGCAATAGTTACTTGGAAGGTTATGGCTCAAATGCAACGCAATATGTTGCCAATGGTGCAATTGTTGATTACACAATAGAACAACAAGCAACAAAAGCAATTAAGCCAAATTATGAATGTGCATGGAGTAACACTACATTTCAATGGGTAGATACAAGAACCGCACAACAAAAAAACGATGAAGAATCTAACGCGGCAATTGCTAAACGGGATGTTTTGCTTAACGAATCAGATTGGATTGTCATACGGGCAGTTGACCAAGGAACGCCAATACCAACTGATTGGCAAGCCTATCGGCAAGGTTTAAGGGATGTTCCCGAACAGGCGGGATTTCCAACAAATATTGTTTGGCCCGTTGCCCCAAATTAAATAAACCTATAAAATACTAAAAAGACAATACACCATAACCGCGGGATTCGCGGATGTTCTAACTAAGTTTAGGGAACGCTATGGCGATTTTTAATAAGAATACCCTTGCACAAGTAAGCGGTTTTGACAACCCCATTCTTGCGGGCGAATTGGTTTGGAATCAACAAACCTATTGGAATTTGACGTTTACCAATTCCGCTACAGGCTTGCCCGTCAATCTGACAGGCGCAACCCTTAATGCACAAATTGTTCGCCGTGAACTATCAAACATTATTGATACGCGTAACGGGTTAACTTTTGATATTGCAGATTACAACCCCCCGCCCGCGGCAATCCCGTTAACAATTACTAACATTGTTGCCGCTAGTGGAACTTGTACATTGGTAATAGACGCGGCGGCTTGGGGCTTAATGAGTACAGATACCCAACTTGAAATTGATGCCGCCGATACCGTGGGTTTTTCAGGTCGCGTTAAGGTAAGTTTTCCCGTGTCGGGAACTACACCCGCAGATGATTCCATTATTTTCTTGTTGTTCTTGGTTCGTAGCGATGGGGTTATTGTCCTATGAGCAACATCAAAGTTTCCGTTCAAGATGGCAACAATGTAAATCTACAAGTAACGCCGCAACCGCGAATTGATTTAAGAATTGATAGGGCGGTTAGCGGGGCTACAGGGCCTACAGGCCCACAAGGTTTAGGCCCAACTGGTGCAACTGGTCCTACGGGTGCAACGGGTGCGGCAAGCACGGTGCAAGGCCCTACGGGGGCTACAGGGCCTACAGGAAGCCAAGGCGCATCAATCACAGGGCCTACGGGCGCAACAGGGCCAACTGGTAGCCAAGGCGCGTCAATTACTGGCCCTACTGGTCCAACTGGTACGCAAGGCAATACCGTAATCGGGCCTACAGGACCACAAGGCGTACAGGGCATACAAGGAATACAGGGCGAAGTTGGACCGACTGGCGTACAGGGAAATGTTGGACCTACTGGAAGTGTTGGACCAACTGGAAATATTGGGCCTACTGGTAATCAGGGCAACCTTGGACCTACAGGACCTACTGGCGCGGATTCCACAATTGCAGGGCCGACAGGCGCAACTGGACCAACAGGCGCACAAGGTAGCGCATCAACGGTTGCAGGGCCTACAGGCCCACAAGGTATTCAAGGTATTCAAGGCGAAGTTGGCGCGGTTGGACCGACAGGCGTACAAGGAAATAGCATTACTGGACCAACAGGTCCTACTGGCGCACAAGGCAACGCAATTACAGGACCGACAGGCGTAACTGGCCCAACAGGTCCTACAGGCGCAAATTCCACAGTAGCAGGGCCAACAGGTCCAACAGGACCTACGGGCGCACAAGGCGCAGATGGGCAATCATCATCATATTACCAATATGATGCAAATACTACGCAAACATCAGGTACGCCGCCCGCGGGCGATGTGTACTGGAATAACGCAACGCAAACATCTGCAACTAGTCTTACCTTTAGCCACTTAACAAACAACAATATTGATGTTGATTTGTTTTTGGGATTCTTGAAAACAGGCGATAGCCTTATTTTGCAAGATGCAAGCAATTCAAACAATTACCAACAATGGGTTTTATCTGCTAACCCAACGGTAGTGCCTAACACTTCAGTAACTTGCCCCGTTACCCTGACAACATCTAGCGGCACGGGAACAACTGGTTTTGCAAACAATCACAATTTAATTGCAATTATTCAATCTATTGGCGTGGTCGGCCCGACAGGTGCAACAGGCGCAACAGGGCCTACTGGTGCTGATTCAACGGTTGCAGGACCTACAGGACCTACGGGCGTTGCAGGACCTACGGGCAGTCAAGGAAATGTTGGACCTACAGGCGCACAGGGAAATGTTGGCGTTACAGGGCCTACAGGACCTACAGGAAATCAGGGAAATGTTGGACCGACAGGCGTACAGGGAATTCAAGGAATACAGGGCATACAAGGCGAAGTTGGCCCTACAGGACCTACGGGCGCAAACGGCACAAATGGCGCGGTTGGACCTACGGGCGCAACAGGGCCTACGGGCGCGGATAGCACGGTTGTAGGACCTACTGGCCCAACGGGGGCAACTGGTGCGGCATCAACGGTAACAGGGCCAACGGGTGCAACAGGCCCAACGGGTGCTGACAGTACCGTTGTTGGTCCGACAGGACCGCAGGGCGTACAAGGAATTCAGGGCGTACAGGGAAATGTCGGCCCTACAGGACCTACGGGAAGTTCAGGAACATCAATTACTGGACCTACTGGACCGACAGGCCCAACTGGTGCGGATAGTACGGTTGCAGGGCCAACTGGACCAACGGGCGCGACAGGGCCAACAGGCACGGTTGTTTATGGCGTGATTGTTGAAAATCTGCAAACCGCAACTGTCAACGAATCATTGCCCGTTGGTTTTAATGGGCAATCGATTGGACCTATCACCGTTGACACGGGCGTTACTATCACCATTGGCACAGGCTCAAAATGGGTCATCTTTAATTACTGAGGAAATCAAAATGACAATCATTATTAACGGCACAAATACACCGACCGCGGGCGCGGTTGCGGTTGGCGATGGTACAACTTTGAACTTTACTATTGCGGGTACTGCGGGACAAGTTTTAACAAGCAACGGCGCGGCAGTACCAACATGGACTGATAACGGTTCGGGTACTGTTACAAGCGCATCGGTAGTTTCTGCAAATGGTTTTGCGGGTACAGTTGCTACATCTACTACAACCCCTGCAATTACTTTAACAACAAGCATTACGGGCGTTATTAAAGGTAATGGTACTGCTTTATCTGCGGCTACTGCGGGTACTGATTACCTTGCACCCCCAAGCGGTACGGCATTGCTTAAAGCCAATTCAGGCGGTGCATTGGCTAATGCGGTAGCGGGTACAGATTACATTGCGCCAAGCGGTGCATTGGGTACGCCATCAAGCGGCACATTAACTAACACAACAGGCTTGCCTTTATCTACTGGCGTAACAGGCACATTGCCCGTTGGTAATGGTGGTACAGGCGCAACCACTTTGACGGGGCTTTTGGTTGGTAACGGCACTTCAGCATTTACAACTACAACTGCACCAAGTGGCGCAATTGTTGGAACAACTGATGCACAAACATTAACAAGCAAAACATTTACTGGTTATACGGAAACTGTTTATGCTCTTTCGGGTACTGCAATTGACCCTGCTAACGGCACAATTCAAACTAAAACACTTGGCGCAAACACAACTTTTACTGAATCACTTGCTGATGGTCAATCAATTGTTTTAATGCTTAATCCAGTTACATACACGGTTACATGGCCCACAATGACATGGATTAGTGTAGCGGGTACTGGAACTACGCCAACACTTGAAGCATCATCAACCAATGTAATTACTATGTGGCAAGTTGGTGGAACAGTTTATGGTAATTGGGCGGGGAGTGCTTAATGTTTTTATCTAAAAAATTAAATATGGGTGCGGGTATTCCCGTAACTACAGACCCACAATTTAACTATGTCACTATGCTTTTGCATGGTGATGGAACAAATGGCGCACAGAACAATACATTCTTAGACAGTAGCCCAAATACTTTAAGCCTTACCCGCAATGGCAATCCAACCCAAGGTTCTTTCTCGCCTTATGGGTCTAATTGGTCTAATTATTTTGATGGTGGCACATCAACTGGATTGCAAACGCCAACATCTACTAATTTAAATTTGACAGGCGATTTCACGATTGAATGTTGGTTTAATTTTACATCTACCGCAGGAGTTTATTCAGCAATGTGGACTTGCGGTAATGGTTTGTTTGGTATTGAATCCTCTATTGCATATAATTATCCAGTTGCTAATGTATTTAACTTTAGTGTTCAAGGTACTGGCATACTTTCTAGTGGCGCAATTTCTTTAAATACTTGGTATCACATTGCAGTTACTCGTAGTGGTTCAACAACAAGAATGTTTATAAATGGTTCTATTGTTGCAACTAGTACCGCATCTTACACAATGACAGATGCAACTGTTTATCCAAATACAATTGGCAATCGTGTTCCTAGCGCACCAAGTGCAAACTATCCTTTTTATGGTTATATTTCTAATTTTAGAATTGTTAAAGGAACTGCGGTTTATACAAGTGCATTTACTCCAAGCACTACCCCGTTAACTGCTATTAGCGGTACTGCTTTATTAACTTGTGCTGACAATAGATTTATTGATGATAGCGCAAATAATTTTACTATTACGGCAAACGGCACACCAAGCGTTCAACGCTTCAACCCATTTGGTACTTCTACCGCCTATTCCACAAGCGTGATTGGTGGGTCAGGGTACTTTGATGGGTCGGGGGATTACTTATCTACGCCTAGTACATCAAACTTAGCATTTGGTTCAGGTGCTTTTACAATTGAGGCTTGGGTTTACGCTAATGCTTTAGGTTCTTTTGCTGGTGTATTTTCACAATGGCCAGACAATGGCGGGTCAGCAAATAATTCATATACGCTTGAATCAGTTGGTTCATTGATGCAGTTTTATTGGGTGGAGGCAACAACTTTTTACGGCCCCGCAAATCTTGGATCAATTGAAATAGGGGTATGGACTCACTTTGCCATTTGTAGAAGTGGAAGCACTCTGTACCCATTTAAAAATGGTGTTTTAGGTACAACTACATCAATTAGCCAAACATTAAATAGCCCATCTTCTAATGTAAATATTGGTGGGGCAGTTGCGGGTAGTGGAATGTGGAATGGATATATTGCAAATTTACGAGTTCTTAAAGGAACTGCTCTTTACACAAGCAACTTTACACCGCCAACATCGCCCGTAACCGCAATTGCTAACACACAATTGCTTACCAATTTTACCAATGGCGCAATCTTTGACAACGCCATGATTAACGATTTGCAAACTGGGGGCAATGCACAGATTTCTACAAGCGTGGTGAAGTTTGGAACAGGATCGATGTACTTTGATGGTACTGGTGATTTTTTAAGGTTTCCGAAACTTGGAACACTTGATTTTGGCACAGGAAATTTCACAATTGAAATGTGGGTCAATCCTAGCGCAAATCAAGCATCTTATGCTCAATTACTTAACAAAGGCCCAACAGAGATTTTTAATTTTAATTTTTTACCTAGTACTACTACATTATCTTTTTATGCTGGTGGTTTTTTAATTACTGCATCTAGTTCTTTGACTATTGGCGCATGGACTCATGTTGCTTTAGTAAGAAATAATGGAACACTAACACTTTATCAAGGTGGGGTTTCTGTCGGTTCTGCGGCGTACACAACAAATGTTACCGATGACTATGGGCATATTGGATGTAGTGTCGGTGAAAGCGATTATTTTTATAACGGCTACTTAGATGACATACGCATCACCAAAGGCTATGCCCGATACACAGCAAACTTTACACCGCCAACTGCGGCATTTTTAAACATAGGCCCATACTAAGGAATATTATGCAAATTGCAATTTTGACAAACCCAATTACAGTAGGCAATTACCGCGAACTGTTTGCTAATACATCGTTTAACCCTGCTGGCCCAAGCGATGAATTCTTAGCAGAAAACAATGCCAAGAAAGTAAACGCATTTAAAGCGCATGACCGACTAACGCAAAAGTTAGTGCAATGTGCGCCTTATGATGATGGCGAATTTGTTTCTATTGTTCAAGTTGAAAGCCTAACCGCTGAAGAAATCCAAGCGGCTAAAGATTCTGCAATGTCTAACATTCGCGCAACACGCAACCAACTGTTAAATGCTTGCGATTGGACACAAGCGGTCGATTGCACCATTGCGAAGAAAGCAGAATGGGCAACATACCGCCAAGCATTGCGAGATTTGCCAAGCGGCATTACAGAACCGCGAACCTTTAGCGCATATCCAAACAATCCCGACTATGTGCCAATGACAACATAATAGGAAAACAATACATGACATTAAAAATAGCAGTTTACGCAATCAGCAAAAACGAAGAACAATTTGTAAATCGTTTTTGCGATTCCGCTAAAGATGCCGACATTATCCTAATTGCCGATACGGGTTCTACTGATAGAACCGTAGAACTTGCAATAGAAAACGGCGCGGTAGTTCACGACATTTGCATACCCCCGCCCTGATGGTCGCATCACGGAAATTTACGCGCATACTGATATGCTTTTGGTTAAGCATTTGCCCGACAATACAAAATCCCGCGGTCAATATATGCCGTTACTGGAACTTGCAGTTAAAGAAGATGTGCATTGCCCCCGTAACGCGTTCTATCACGCACGGGAACTAACTTTCTATGCGCGTTGGCAAGAATCAATTGTAGCCCTGAATAAGTACCTTGCGATGCCTGAAGCCACTTGGCAAAACGAACGGTGCTATGCAATGCGTTTGTTGGGTAAGGCGCATGAAGAATTAGGGCAATCGGTAGAAGCGCATAAGTGGTATCGCCTAGCAATTGCCGAAGCCCCTAACACCCGCGAACCTTGGTGCGAACTGGCAATGTTCTGCTACCGCCGTAGCCTTTGGGTCGAATGTTATTCTGCGGCGAAATCAGCACTTGAAATAAAAGATAAACAATTGGTGTACACAATGAACCCTGAAGTATGGGGCGCACAACCGTGGGATTTAGGAAGTATTAGCGCATGGCATTTAGGCCTTAAAGATGAAGCCACACAACTTTTATTAAAAGCCATAGAATTAGCCCCTGACGACCAACGATTGCGGAACAATATGCAATTTATGGATGCCGATTACAAAACCTTTGATAAGGTAGAAAATGCCGACACAATTGGAAGCCCATGAAGAAATATGCACATTGCGTTATGAAATGCTTTGTGCGCGTATTAAGCGATTAGAAGGCATCATTATTAAGGCTTGTGGGGCTATGCTTGTTGGCATGGCGGGTGTCGTGTATTCATCGCTTGTGCATTTGAGATGAAATGCGTTGGTTGCTCCTGTTATTGCTGTTGGCATTGGTGGGAGCCGTAGCCAAAAATGGCTGTTATGTGCGCGAGTTTTATGGCATAGGGTACACAATACACAATCCATCTGTACGGCATCAACAGATGATTGCATGGTTAAAAAATAATGAGCAACAATGTGGTTCTGCGGATTATGTAATTATTTGGAATAACTTGGCAGAATGGGCTGGCACAGCGGATTCTGCGGAAACAAGGGCGTTAATTATCCACGGGTATCAAGAGGCACTGAAGCGTGAAAAAAAATGATTACGTTAGACAAATGGTATCCGTACATTATTGAGCGACAAGGCGTGCAGACAATTGCGTTTAATGCGGCTGTAAAAAAAGTACAAGAAGAATACGCGCTTGCTGTTAAAGCGAATAAAAAAGAACGTTTAACAAATGATTTTGACGTTGAGTTATACAACAAACGAGCAAGACAAAACACAATTGAACTTGAAATGTTTGAGAACCGCAGACGTTTTCAAATCTTTGTATGACATGGCCTGAAATATATTATGCAAAACACCAAAGACAAATTGGTTTACACAGTGACAATTTGCGTAACGCTGACCCTGTGTTTCTCCGTGTTAAGCATGGTGGTTGCCTTTATGTTGGGGCTATGGGCAAAAGAGGTGGACAATGCGGAAATTTTCAAAATGATTTCACCAGCGTTCAGCACCCTAATTGGCGGGATGATTGGGTTCCTGAGTGGTATCAAACTGAACCAAGACGATTCTGAGAAACCAAAGGAGAACAAAGATGATGGGATTAGATGCACTCTTGCAAGTGGGCGGGAAACTGATAGACAAACTGATACCTGACCCCGAGGCTAAAGCCAAAGCGCAGTTTGAACTGCAAAAAATGGTACAAGACGGTGAGTTGGCTCGCATGGCTAACGAAACCAAATTGTTTGAGGTTGAACAAGAAAACGTCACCAGACGCGTTGAAGCGGATATGGCTAGTGACAGTTGGCTGTCCAAAAATATACGCCCTATGACGCTTATATTCCTGTTGGTTGCCTATTCCGGCTTTGCTA